ACAGGATTTGGTCCTGTCATTAAGACTATTGCACCTGATAGGGCTGGCGTTATTACTACTATTACTGATAGTTTGAATCAAGTAGCTGATATTGTAGTGACCATAGAAGCTGTTGGGGCTACTCTACAACTTCCTGGTAATCAAAAGCTACAAGCCGCGACTCCATTAGTCGCGCAAATCATTATGAAGTCTGATATGATGATTGGCAAGAAGATTGATGATCAGGCTAAGTTTAATCTTGGTTGTCAGAAAATTGCTGATGGTATTGTTGATATCTTAAATTCAGTTAAAGATCCTTCATAGCCATGCCTTTTGTTGAAAACCAGTGGAAGCCAAACAAGAAGCAATCTATATTCTTGTCACTTCCTACTTCTATAAAAGAAGGTTTCTATGGAGGCGGTGCGGGTTCTGGGAAAAGTGAAGTATTGCTTGTTTATCCATTGATTCACGGATGGCATAATAATCCTAAATTTAAGCAGGTATTTCAACGTAGGACTTATCCAGAATTAAGAAATGAAATTGTACCACGTAGTAGAGAATTTTACTTGAAGTTTGGTGCTTTATTTAATAAACAGGAAATGAGCTGGACATTTCCTAGAGAAGATCAGTTTGGTTCAGGATTTAGACCGAATGGCGCAGTTATTCATTTAGGTCACTGTGAAAATGAAGATGATGTTCATCAATACGATTCAATGGAAATAAACCTTTATACTCCTGATGAGCTAACTTCGTTTACTGAGTATATTTATTTATACATTGGATTTACGCGCGTTCGTACTTCTGACCCATTACTTCCAGCTATTATACGCGCAGCTGGTATGCCTGGTGGTGTAGGACATGGATGGACTAAAAAGAGATTTGTTGATTTTGCACCAAAAGGTAGCAAAATTCTAGTAGGTAAAGGTGGTAATAAACGTATTTATATTCATTCCACTTTAGCGGATAATCCTAACATCGATCCTGCATATGCACAATCATTAGAAGCCTTACCTAAAGCGGAACTCGAAGCGAAGAAGTATGGTTCCTGGGATGCTTATCTTGGTCAGGTATTTGATGAATTTCGTGATAAGAAGTATCCTGATGAACCGGATAATGCTATTCATGTAGTTGATTCATTTGATATTCCTAGTTGGTGGCCTAAAATAGTTTCTATGGATTGGGGATATGCACCACCAGCTATGACTTGGATAGGATATGGTGCTATTTCTCCAGAGAAACGTCTCTATATTTATAGGGAACAATGGTATCAAAAAGTTCGAATCGAAGAATGGTGCGCAGAAATTAAACCATATATTCACATGGAAAGTATTCGTCTTGTAAAACTTTGTAAATCCGCAGGACAAGATAGAGGACAGGAGCATACTATTCAGCAACAAATTAGTGCCGCTATTGATTTTCCGGTTCAGTTGACAAGTAATCAACCAGGTAGTAGGGTTGCTGGTAAAATGCTGCTCCATGAATATTTAAGGTGGAAACCTAAATATCAGCACAATGTAGAGCGTGGATCATTTAATCAGGACTTATCTGAATGGTTGTTACGCAATAAGGGGTTAGATGCTTACAATGAGTATCTTCAATCTTTCGTTGCTCCTGAACCGGAAACTAATTTACCTAAGTTACAAATATTCAATACCTGTCCAAAATTGATTGAAGCAATTCATGCTTGTATTTATGACAAAACTAATCCACAGGATGTAGCTGAATTTCCTGGTGATGACCCTTATGATGGAATTCGTTATCTTGTTGATACTGCTGATCGCTTTTTTGGTGAAGCTACGGATGAATCGTTGAAACTGCAACAACGTGAATATCTTACTAAGAAATTAGCAGAAACACAGGATTGGACTAGTTTTTATAGAAATGCGCGTCACCTTGAACGAGAGCAGAATACTAATCCGATTAGGAGATATCATCGTGCTCATTGATTGGCTTCATCATTTATTTAATCCTCATTGTGGGCTTTGTGGCTGTAAAAATTGTGAAGTTCTCAAACAACTTCTTGAAACAGAGAAGTATGAGAACAAACAACTACTTCAATGGATTCTTGATTTGAACAAACCTAATGAAAATGTTTCTATTCCCTTAGAAATGCCTATTGAAATAAAGCCGAAGAATATTCCTTGGTCTGTTAGACAAAACATGCTAGAAGCTGAAGATAGAAAACGCGCACAAATTCTTCGTGATAGAAAACCAATTGAGGAATTAGAGAAGGAGGTGTTAGATGCCGGGGCTTAAATATGTAGGTGAGCAAATGGCTAATCAAATGGGCAATAGAATGAGAGCTGGTATGCAGCCGGAGCAAATGAGAAATAGATTTCGCGAAAAAATGATGTCTCGCGGAATTGCTAAAGGCACACCACGTTTCGAGAAAAAGAAGGCTAAACTCAGATCATTGATGCCAACTAAGAGTTTCTAATGAAACTGACTGAGAAACAAAAGAAGCTTCTTAAGCAAGTCTGCGATCATTTCGATCAAGAAGATCGAGCTGTGCGCGAACGTCAAATTCGTACATGGAAGAAGCTTAAGTATTATTGGAATGGATTTCAAAGAGTTTGGTGGAGTGAAGTCGCGCATGATTGGCGTATTGCAGATTTTGAATCTAGTTCTCAATCAAATGATGCTGCTGCTTATGATAAGCCAATCAATATTTTTCGCGCCTATCTTGAATCTATCATAGCAGCTCTTTCAGTTACAGTTCCACCAATTAAGTGTTTTCCAGATGATGCTGAAAATAATCTTGACTTGGAAACAGCAAAAGCAGGAGATAGAATTGCTAAGTTAGTTTTCAAACATAATGATGCACCACTTCTCTGGGTTCACGCGCTATTCATTTTCTGTACGGAAGGAATGATAGCAGCTTATAATTATGCAAAGGAAGATAAATCTTATGGAACTGTGGAAGAAAAGCAATATAAGGACGAAGAACGCGAAATAGATGTTCCTTATTGCGGTGTATGTGGTTCTAAGTTAGGACCAAATGCTGATGAGCAACAAGATGAATATGCACCAGATGATGAAGATATGAATCTTCAAAATTTGGTCCAGAATGAAAATAAATTACTTTGCCCTAACTGTTTAGCTCAAGTTGAACCGCAAATTGTAAAGGAAAAAATATTAGTAACTAAATTAACTGGAGTAACTTCTAAACCTAAAACTAGACAATGCATTGAAGTTTATGGTGGATTATTTGTTAAAGTAGCTAATTACGCGCAACGTCAATCTGATACACCTTATTTAATTTGGGCTTATGAAACTCATTACTCAAATGTACTTGAAAGATATCCCGAGCTTAAAGATAATATTGGTGGTAATTTAGGTAAGATTACTTCTGGTGGAATGTACGATCCTTATGAAAGATGGGGTAGACTTTCCACACAGTATGCAGGAGAATATCCTCTTAATACAGTTACGGTCCGTAATTGCTGGTTACGACCTAGTTCATTCCATGTATTGCCGAATGAGGATGATGTAGATGATTTGAAGAAATTATTTCCGAATGGCGCGAAAGTAGTTCTCGTTAATGATCAATTTGCTGATTCTGAAAATGAAGCATTAGATGATTCTTGGACTTTAACTTATAATCCATTATCAGATTATTTACAACATGATCCTCTTGGATTGCTTCTAGTTTCGGTACAGGATATTACTAATGACTTAAACAACTTAGTTCTTCAAACTATTGAACATGGTATACCACAAACTTTTGCTGATCCAGTAACGCTTAATTTTGATCAGTATAGACAAACTGAAGCTACACCAGGAATGATATTTCCTGCTAAAACTCCTACTGGAAAATCTCTTGGTGAAAGTTTTTATGAAGTACGCACCGCGTCACTTAGCGCAGAAGTACAACCATTTGCAACACGTATAAATGAAGCAGCACAACTTGTATCAGGTGCATTACCTAGTTTATTTGGTGGCGCGCAATCTTCAGGTGGTAAAACTGCTGCTCAATATTCGATGTCGCGCGCACAGGCTTTACAACGCCTTCAAACGCCTTGGAAGGTTCTTACTTATTGGTGGAAAAACATATTCTCTAAAGTTATTCCATCGTACATTAAAACTGTGGTTGATGATGAAAGATTTGTTGAGAAATCCCCAAATGGTAATTTTATTAACACCTTTATTCGTAGAGCGGAACTTCAAGGCAAAATTGGTTCCGTAGAATTAGAAGCTAATGAAAACTTACCAATCAATTGGACTCAACAGAGAGAAGTTATGATGCAACTTCTTCAGGGATCTAATCCTGAAGTAATGGATGCATTAACCTCACCTGAAAATATTCCATTAATTTCGCGCGCACTCGGTCTCGATGAATTTGTAATTCCTGGTGAATCAGATAGGCAGAAGCAATATGAAGAAATTCGTATTCTTCTTGAGTCTGAACCAACAGTAATTCCAATTCAGAGCCCACAAGGAACGATGCAACAGGAAGTACCTTCTGTAGACATTGAGCCTCTTGTTGATCATCATCCAATTCATATTGAGATTGCTAAATCTTTCCTAGTTTCATCTGAAGGGAGATTGCTTAAAATAGAAAATCCAACTGGCTATAGAAATATTCTTCTACACTTACAAAGGCATGTTCAGTATATGCAGGCGATGGCTCAGCCTAATCAAGAGAAGCCTAAACAACAAAAGCCTATGTTGGCACAGGTGAAGAAAAATGTCGGAACTCAATCCTGAACTAAGTCGTGATGATATTCTGGATGTTCTTAATGCTCCAGATGAACCAGTAAAAGAAGATTTGCTTAAAAAGGAAGTTGAAGAACCAGTAAAGAAAACTTCTGAAGAAGAAGAAGAAAAAGTAACTGAACCAGAAGAAGAAGTTAAGATAGAAGAAGTTGAACCTGAACCAGAAATTATTACGCACGCGCGACGAAAGGAAATTCTAGCTAAGTATCCAACTATTTTTAAGGATTTTCCCTTTCTCGAAAAGTCTTACTTTAGAGAACAAAAGTATGCAGAACTTTTACCTACGTTAGATGATGCGCGCGAAGCTGTTGAACGTAGTGAGACTCTAAAGAAATTTGAAGGTGATTTGCTTAATGGTAACTCTGAATCAGTACTTCAATCAGTCTTAGCACAGGATAAGGAATCATTTGCTAAAATTGTTGATAATTACTTACCTACCTTGGCAAGAGTAGACTCGAATGCTTATTATCATGTTATTGGTAACGTTATTAAGAATACGATTGTGGCAATGGCGCAGGAATCGCAACGCCTACAGAATGAGCAGTTGAAAGATGCTGCTATTCTTCTTAATCAATTTATATTTGGCAATTCTCAATTTACTCCACCAACTACATTTGGTAAACCTGGTAGTTCTGAACCAAATGAACTTCAGCAAGAACGTGCTAAGTTTAATCAAGAAAGATTTGAAGCTGCTCGTGGTGATTTATCAACGCGCGTTACTAACTTAATCAAGTCAACCATCGATACTAATATTGATCCAAAGGAATTGATGAGTTCTTATATTAAGAAGAACGCGGTGCGCGATTGCTTCGAGGAAGTTGATAAAGTTCTTGCTGATGACAAACGATTTCGTTCCATAATGGATCGGTTATGGAAACAGGCGAGTGAAAGCAATTACTCACAGGGATCGATCGAAAAGATAAGGTCAGCTTGGTTAAGTGCAGCTAAAACAGTATTACCTCAGTTAATTCAGAAATCCCGAAATGATGCCTTAAAGGGATTAGGCAAGAGGACAACTACTGTTGAGGATGAAGAAGGACCAAGAAAAGGACCAATTACACCGGGGCGCGCGACTACCCCAAGAAGTAGTCCTAAAGAAATTCCAAAAGGAATGAAAACATTAGACTTTTTGATGGCAGGAGATGACTAATGGCGGTAAGTTCAGTACGACGCATTCTCCATGAGTTAACTGGCGATTTCATTGGACAATACGATGTAGTTGCCGCAACTAATGGTGTTAGTCCTGGTAAAGTAGATGTTATTTCTTTAGCTAGTGGAAATAACACTATAACACCGCCAAGTGGAGGTACAACTCCTAAAGCTATCACTATAGTTCCACCTGCGGGTAATGCTGTTCTAATTATCTTAAAGGGTGTAAATGGTGATACTGGAATTGAACTTCACAAAACAGATCCTACATCTATTGGTCTGAATTCACCAACAAATACATTGGTCTTAAATGCCGCTTCTGCTCTTGACGGCGTTAGACTTATATGGAGTTAAAATGGCTTTAGTTGAAGCTCAGGTTCAAGGCTTAGAACTCGAAAGAGTTATTCCTAAGCTGCGTACCGTATTCGAGCGTGATGATAAGTTCTTCGCGCATATCAAAAAGCGTGATGTCGAGAAAATTAGTAATCGACAAATGCGCGTACCACTCGAATTACGTCCAGGTGGTTCATTTCAGTATTTCAATGCTGACGGCGGCGACTTAGGTCGTGGTGGTGGTCCAACGTTCGACAAGGCTGTATTAACAGCAGTTTTCATGTCAGAAAACATTGAGTATACAAAGCTTTCTCAGTGGGCAACTGATGATGAAAGAAAAGCAATTGTTAATTCAGTTCGTCGATTGACCGCTACTGCACTTGATGAGCTTCGTCGTCAGATTGATGCTCAAATGATGCAGTCTGGTAATGGCGTAATTGGTACGGTAACAAGTGATACGCCTGCTGGTGGTGCTAATGTTATTGTATGCACAACTGATGGATTTGGTGTGCGTTTAATGCGTTATGGACAGACCGTGCAGGTTTTTGACACTACATTAGCAACATTGCGGGGTTCAGGTGTAATTACAAATTGGGATGTTGAAGGTAATTCAGTCTCAATTACTCCGCAAATTGCTGGTGTTATTGCAACGGATCTAATTGTTACCAACGGTATTTCCTCTCCAACTGCCCTTCCTGGGTTATTTGGCGTTCCCTATCATCATTCTAACGCCTCTACAGGGACTTGGCTTGGATTTAGCCGTTCAACTACACCAGAAATTCGTTCTAATCGTGTTAATGGTGGAGCAAGTGCATTAACATTACCGCTTCCTCGTCTTGCCATTAACAAGATTGGAAATCGTTCTGGAATTGATAACAATTTCAATCCGAATGCTTGGACACATCCTTGCCAGAAGTCTGCTTATGAAGAAATTGGACAACTTGTATCAATTATTCAGAAGCAAAGCAAGGAAGAAGCACTCGATCTGTATTTTGATTCCATGCAAATGGCTGGAGCGCCGCTCAAGACTAGCTTCAATTGGGATAAAAAGCGGGTCGATTTCGTGGTAGATGACACTTGGGGCCGTGGTGAAATTCTTCCTCTAGGGTTCTACACAACCGATGGTAGGAAGATTTTCGAAATTCGCGGCGCTTCTGGTGGTGTTGCTACGGCCGATATTTTCTATATGGTTGTGGGTATGCAGACATTCGTAAGCAATCCTGCTGCTACAGCTTATATTGATAACTTGGCTGTTCCTTCTGGTTATTAAGGAGAATTAAAATGAGCGATCTTAATCACCAGAATATTGCACCAACACAGAGCAGCCAACAGCCTCAACCTGTTACGCTTGCTTCTGCTGCTACAATTGCCCCTACTACATTCATGACATTTGTTACTGGAACTGTGCAGGTTGCTACAATTACTGCTCCAGTTACCGGCACTCATATGTTGTGTTTGATATTTACTAATGCTTCACCAGGCGCGTTTCTTACAAGTGGTAATATCATCACGGGATATACACCAGTTCAGAATCGCCCTGTGTTTCTAGTGTACGATCCGATTAGTGCCAAGTATTACGTAATGGCTGTATCATAGGAAAAAACAGGGGGCGCGCATCTGATAAAACACGCGCAATTTTATGATATTCATTGACGAAATTAATAGAAAGTTATCTGATCACTTTGGATTATTCGAGAGTACTTATCCGAATTACCGAATTGTTTGGTCAGAAGATCAATTCGAGAAAAGATTAGGAACTTATGAAGATAGAACTCCAGAAGGAGTATTTATTAGAGAAGTAACTGAAGTT